CCTGTTGAACGTTTGGTCAGTAAAATTTACCTGACCGCGCGTCAAAGGATCAGACTCGAGACGACTATAAAGAAAGTCTCGAACTGCCTGTTGAGCATATTGCATGCAAACAGGTTCAATAGCAATGATCCTGGGTGACTTCAACGTTTTCGGGACAAGGTGAACCTTAACAGGTTGCTCTTGATCCCACGGAACGAACGTTACCTCATCGAATAGATTAACCTCCTCTGATTCGAATATGGATATTGGGTATCCATTATCGAAGAAGGGAAAGTTTCTTTCGAGACGCTCGTGCCATACACGCCAGACGTATTTTGCGTTTCCGCGAATACGTTCGGCAGTGGCACCGGGGCCATGCCTAGGTACCAAGCTGCTAGGGTCATAAGAACCCAGCAAATTGTGCCAAAGATGGTCCGAAACAGCAAGGAACGAATCTCTTGCTGTTTGATCGATGCGAAAGTCATCGAAGTCTTGCTCAACTTGGATGAAGTTTTCGATTGCCGCCTTGTTCCGTTTTTCGGAACATGGTAGCTCGATTTTCTTGAAACTAAGGCAAATCTGCCTAATAGCTTCAACGTAGATCGAAGAATACTCTTCATCTATCAACCTCCCGGTCTCATGGTCAAAGAGACGACTGAGCATACCTTGCAAAAAAGCAGGGATTGCTCGGGTCTTTCGAAAATTTCGAAAGGCCTTTGAGTCGATAAAACCGTTCGTTAGGCTTCTTTCGAAGTCCTTTGCGAACGAAGGAAGGACAATCGTTAAAAACGAGAGCCCTTCACTCTTGACCCGTGATGTTAAGGTTTTAACATCACGTAAATCAGAGACAGCAGCGGGACACTTGGCACAGGCATCTAAATAGATGCTGAGTGCCAGCTCTAGGCAATCACTTTCGTCGCTTTTCATAGAACCCCCTTATAGGAGGAAACTATCGAACCGACGAAAACAGATCCTCCTCTTTAGAGGAACCTTACGTTGTCGCAAGCTTGTCCGTAGTGCCAAAGGGCTCTCCGAACTCGAGGGGGGAACTAGCTGTCCAAAGGCTAGATCTCCTGCCCGAAGAGCTTATCGACCACGCCAGTCGTAGTGAACGCTTGAACAGCGGCCACTAGTTGCTCACACTGCGCCTGGGAAAACCCAAAACTAGGGTGATCCAAGACGAAGTAGAAAACGAGAGTATCATAGTCATTGGTCAAATCCAATGGGTTAGATACAATCGCCTTTTGCTCTACACGCAAAGTAGATCGAACACGCTTATCCTGCTTACCAACTTGGTGAGCAATGGTCATCGTGAAGGTCTGGTCGGCCATCTGATAGACGGCCTTCTGACCATCGATCAAAATGCGCGGAAGAGTTTTTGCAACAGAATTGACTGTTAGGGTTAAAGGATCTGAGAACATCGGATGACTCCTAAGGCTTTAGCAAAAATACTAGGCATTAGCCGAGTTGCTAAGTCGACTAGGGTCCGAGGCCTAGCACGGTGTAATCCTCAACCGATCTTGGATATACCAAGAGCGGCTAGGATCGCAATTTGAATCCCGGACAAACCGCCGGGACTCATTGAAAAACCGAACGGACTATCCGCGGCTATCCTACGCTTTACTCTAACCTCTTGATAAGAGGTTGTAGTAATAGTTGTATTAGGATAGACGTGCGTTGACTTGTACTCATAGCGATCATACGATTCGCGCATGAGATACATGTACTTGGAGACGACTTGATCGGTAGCAATGTCCTGAGCTAACTGAATGTTATCCCCGACATTGGCAAACCAATCAACAGCCCAACTCCAAGGCGTTACCTTCCAGATAAGCACAGGATTGATTTTCGCTCCCGCAAGGGAGAGAAAACCTAGTCCCGCACGAATGTTATCATTCATCGGGACGCGCTTATCAAACTCTACATCATAACGCTTGAACTCTCCCTCATACCAAATACGCGTCATGGTTTGACGTCGCACTTGGAGAGTAACAGAGTCACAAGTGTTAGACCCCAAAGAGGGGTTGAGATAAGTGGAAAACAACGGTGAACTCTTTGGACGAGTCACATTGTAAACCAACGTCTCTGACGTAACAGCCTCCTCGGAAAACGTTCGTCGATACCACTTGTCATTTTGCCTTTCGGCTTTGTCAAGGTGGTTCTCGTAGTTCGCGATAAGATTATACATATCGCGAACATCTTTTACGAACGGTAGCCAGCCAAACTGGTGGTTGACGAACTGATCAGATGCCTTCTTAGGAAGGCTCATGATTGTCCCTTTCGCCTTCCCGCCAAGGGTAAGATATAAATCTTTTAACCCAGAAGCGGTCGTATGAAGGGTTTCGGGAACATCCCGGGCTTCAGCAATAGCTTGGCCCAGGCCAGCAACGTCAACTTTCGGCCGCAGTCTTGCATAACCGCGGGCTCCGAGGCTAGAGAGGTCGTTTGGATTGACTCCAGTCCTATAATCCTCAGGAGAACTAATGTTCTTGTTGGGGATTTGGACTAGGTCAGGTAGGTTCGTATGCACGAATTTTCCCTCATATCCAACTTGCCAGAAGTCGTCGGACATCCGTTTTAACGGATATCCAGGCGGCTCACTGATAACTTGGTATGGGAAAATACGCCCAGAACCACAAACGCCAGTTGGTTCAGTTACGCGAAGCAGGAAAAACGGTCCTCCAACCTTATAAGTCGGAGAGACACCGTGGTTAATGTCAAAACATTTTTCCACGATGCCCGGCGAAAAATTCGCCGTGACGTCGATTCCCGCCATCTCATACCCATTCCTTTTATTTATATAAAAGGTTTTTCCCAGTTTCTGGGAAAAGGGTAAGGATGAACCGCGTGTCCTAAACCGCAAGATGTCAGGCATGACATTCTCTCCTTGAAGGTAAGAATAGTGTTCGGAATGAAAGTGCACCGCTGCACTCTCGAGAG